TTAATAGCGGCGGCTTTAACTTCGACAGCTAGTGTGACTACTGTTATTCGGTTAAAATTCCCTCAACCTGCTGTCACACTCTCGAAATCTTTACACCATGATGTTACTCTTGAAGTAACGTCTTAGGAGATTTAATGGCAACATACGATAACGGAGATCAGGTACGTGTAACTGGGAATTTCACAACTGCGGGAACATTAGCTGACCCTACAGGAGATGCGGCAGGTGTAACTATTACTTGGCGTAAACCTTCAGGTGGGACAGATGCTAATCCTTCAGCTACAAAAAGTTCAACAGGTATCTATTATGTTGACCTGACTTTAACTGAGGCAGGTGTGCATACAGTAAAATTCCAAGGGGATGAAGGAGTTATAGCGGCGAGTATTGTAGAGTTGGAAGTACAACCGTCAGTATTCGATTAAATGGCTAACGCATCAAAAGACAAAGGTATCCTTAACAGGAAAGTATTCTTAGAATCATTAGAGAATAATGGTAAAGTCGGTGATGCTCTTATAGCTACTGGGGTGACACGATCCGCTTACGAGAAGTGGAGGCAAAGATTCCCAGACTTCGCCGCAAAAGCTGATGCTATACGACTCAACTTTCATAATGAGAAGCCTGATAAGGAAACACCAGCATTTGAGCATTTCAGGAATGAATACTTCGGGCATATGTCCCCGTGGTTTCATCTACGCGCTATAGACGCATACGAAAACACACCTCCGGGAAACATTACACTTATCCTATGGCCACCTGAACACGGTAAAACAACACTTGCTGAGGATTATTTCTGTTACAAACTTGCAACAAACCCTGAGTTTCGTATCACAGTAGGTTCAGAGGGGCAGGATATGGCTAGGAAAATCCTTGGTCGTATCCGTACTCGTATGGAACCAACTGGTCCATTCCCGTTGTATGTAGCGAAATATGGTCCTTTTGTTCCACAGAATGCGTCTGGTAGAAAAACTGCACAAGCATGGGGAGCGGATTATTTCAACGTCTTCAAAAAGTCTGCACACGATGAGCGTGACTATTCGATGGTTTCTTTAGGGTGGAGATCGAAGATTGCTGGTACACGTACTGACCATCTGCACATTGATGATATCCAGTCTCGTGTGTCGTTGAACCTGACTGAACAGATGTTCGAGATTTTCCGACAGGACTGGTTGACACGTCCGGGTGAGAATGGTCGAACAAGCATTAATGGTACTCGTGTGGGTGAGGATGATTTCTATCAGAGGATTATGACTGAGATAGATGAAGATATTCTTAGAGTCATCCGTTTCCCTGCCATAGTACAAAACGGTGACGACGAACCTGAACCTTTATGGCCGGAGATGTTCTCTATGGAAGCTCTCGACAGGATTAGACGCAAGGTTGGTGAAGAGGCATGGTCACGTAACTACATGCAGGAACCTACAAGTTCTTTAGCGGCGACGTTTGATGATGAATCTATTAAGAAATGTTTGAATCCGTTACGTTCCACGTTGCATGATCCTCCTAAAGACTGCACTGTTTACATCGGTGTTGACCCTGCGTTGGGTGGAATGAATTGTGTCATGGCGGCTACACCGCATGAAGGTAAGTTGAAGATACTTTTCTTACGTGAGGATCAGGGATTAACTAGAAACGAGCAGATACTTCAGGTAGTGGAGGAAGCAGTTTTACGCTGTCAGAAGAACGGTGCGACTGTATCTGATGTGGTTATTGAAGCGATGGTGTTTCAGAAAGGGTTGTCTCGTGATGAACGTCTTATTGAGATGACTGAACGGTATGGGTTCAGAGTCAGGGAACATCTGACAGGTGTGAACAAATATGATGAAACTATTGGTATACCTTCTATGGCTTTGTCGTTCATGCGCGGGGAGATAGACATAGCTTACGCTGATGATCCTGTCACTAGACATCAAGCTGATGAGCTTATAAGACAGCTTAAATCATGGCGACCTCTGATAAGAGGCACGAAATTGAGGCAAGATAGGGTGATGGCGTTGTGGTTTATATGGATTCTTTGGAGACAAAGAAAGCAAGCTTTTGACGTAGACTCTTCACAATTTAACTTTCAGGCACTACCTTATAATAAGACACGTTCTAAAATTGGAGCATATTAGTGGCGTATTCTTTTGAGGAAATAGTCGGAATAGTCCGACAGAGACAAGACATTCAGTCGCCTTTGTTATCAAAGATGATTGATATTAAAGACAGGTATAACGGCGATTATGTTATACCGCTTCCTTCTATGGACGAAGAACCTGTTCTTCCACCATTAACTCCTGCTTTAATATCTGAGAACATTGATGCTGTAGCTCAAAGAGCCGCATCAGTAACCCCGTATATAGGTTGCCCTGCTGTTGACCCTAGCAAAGAACGTGGTAAAAGATCGAGACAATACGCTGATATTCGTAAACGTGCGCTTGCCGCTACTTGGTATCAGAACAAATACAAGTTAAAGATGCGTCGCGCTTATCGGCATCTCGCTGGTTATGCGACTACTGCTCTTGTAGTAAACCCCGATTTTAAAACAGGTATGCCTAAGATAGAGGTTCGTGACCCACTTGGCGTTTATCCTGAACCATCCGCGGCTGAGAATTATGATATTCCACGCAACTGTGCTTTCGTGTATGGCAAATCAGGTGATTGGTTAAGAGCTAACTATCCTGCTTCACGAGATGAGAATGGTGGACCGATAGCATCCGATAACAATGCACGGCAAGAACTATGGGATTGCTGTGAATGGATAGACGAGGAAGATATCGTCATCGGAATAATGGGACCACGTTACAATCATTTCAACCAATCATACCCTTATCACAGCACACAGTTGGAACTGTCAAGGTATAAGAATCTCGCAGGGATGCCTTGTGTGATAACTCCGGGTCGTGTCACATTAGATAAAATTTCTTCTTCAGTATCGAACGTCGTTGGGATGGTCGATCTTATGGCAAAACTAATGGCACTTGAACTCATAGCCCAAGAGAAAGCAATCTTCCCAGATCGCTACATCATCGGACGTTCAGGGCAAGTACCGATGATAGTAGGAGGTGAATGGAAAGATGGTAGGGAAGGCGAGGTCAATGTTCTCCTCGACGCGGAACAGATCGGAGAGCTTAGAGGATCACCTGACCAGAATACGAACATCGCCATTGATAGGCTCGAACGTAACGCCCGCGTATCGACAGGTACGGTTCCCCAAATTGGGGGAGAGAGTTATGGCGCTCTTCGCACTGGTAGGGGCATTGACGCTCTTATGGGTGCCGCTCTTGATCCAAGGATACAAGAACTTCAAGAGATCATGGAAGGACATCTTCCCCATCTAAACGAATGCTTATTCGCCACGTACAAAGGGTACTGGGGAAGCAAAACAATATCTACATTCACTGGTTACGCAGGCGACTTTGGACAAGTCGAGTTCACACCTGATGAACATTTTGAAACGTATGACAACGTAGTATCTCACTCGGTTCCGGGAGCGGATGTTCAAGGTACAACTATTCAGCTTGGACAGTTGTTGCAGATGAAAGGTATCAGCCTTTCGACATTCAGAACAAAGCATCCGTTTATTGAAGATCCTGAAGCTGAAGGCAGAAGGGTTGACGAGGAACAATTAGAGGAAGCTGTTATGGTTGCTATACAACAGCAAGCTGTTCAGGGTGCGTTGCCTGTAATTTATATATCTAAAATCGAGAAGTATCGTAAAAAAGGATTAGATATTTTTGAAGCTATAGAAAAAGCTGATGAGGAGATTAGAGAAATGCAAGCGGCGCAAGCCCCTCCTCCTGACGCAGGACAAGCCATGTCACCTGAAGAAGCGATGGGTCTTGCTGGTCCACCTCAAGCAATACCACCTGAAGCGATGGGAGAAGTTGGACCTGCGGCTCCGCAAAATGTAGCACCTGAACAAGCAGTAGCTGAAATGCAAGCGGCATTAGCGGCAGGTGGCTGATGGCTAGGACAGCACCTAAACCTAAAATAGATAAAGCTGGTGGGACTCAACCTGCGGCTACTTCTCCTGATGTTGTATATGGACAAGGTGTGCAAAATATTGAGGCACAAAACGAAATAGGTATACCAGATAATAGAGGGATACCAACTAATACTCCTCCTCAGCCTGTGTTGAAAGGGCCAGAAGGAGTTATTTCTACTGGCGCTCCGCAAGCTTCACCTGATGCTTTGCAAGCGGCACAAATGTATAATCCGCAGACGATGGCTATGAACGCTATGGATGATGATCCGACTTTAGATGTAACTGCTGGTTTGTATAGGACTTTGGATTCTGCACAGTTTAGGCAAGATCAGAAAGTTACTGCTGTTAAGAAAAGGTTACTTGCAGGTTTAGCAGATGCACAGAGCGAAGTGTTGCAATCATTAGGTTCGCACATTAAGAGCCGCCAAACGTTATGAGTATAGACGAAGATGTATGGGGTGGGGGTGGTTCCACCAGTGGTGGTGGGGGTGGTATTAGCAGACCACCTCCTTCTTCGCCTTCTGGTGGGTCTAATGATGAAGAGCAAATTATGTTTAATAAAAGGTTGCAACTTTTATCAGACGCGGGTGCTGGGGGTTTGTTTCAGTTAGATAACGATATTTTAATTGACTTGATTCTCAACACACAAATAAGTGATGGTGAGATGCTTGAAAGTTTTTATTCTGCTTTAGATGAAACTCATAAAACTACAGCCGTTGATTATCTAGGTGGAATGAAAAAAGAATCTCAACATTTCTTTTGGAATGCTTTGCCTTCTGGTACACAAAATGAATTAACCCAATTCGGGTATGAGTTGCCTAAGAAAGACAAAATTGATTTTTGGAATCCGTGGGATTGGAAAGATTATTTTGACGAAGAAGTAGGTTCAGAATTTAAGAAACGTGGTTTGAATGCTTTAAATCCTTGGAATATGGTTACAAGCCCGAAAGAGTATTTTGGTGCGGCGGCTTCAACAATCGCTAAAGCTCCTTGGCTTCCTATTACTGGAACAATATCGTTGATTGGTGCAGGTGCTAGTTGGCTTCCAAGATGGGCTATAGAACAAATAGACGCAGGGTTTCATAAAGGCCGACATGGTTTAAGAGGGTTCGCTATTGGGCATGAGGAAATGGGCAGTTGGAAAGATTTGTACAAACCTTTTGTGGGTATTGTTAAACACTGGGATAACGCTAAATACGCAGAGACAACATACTCGGATGAAACTATTAATGCTATTAAAGACCAGTTGCAAGATGAAACATTATACGAACAGCTTCTTTACACCCAAAGATACGGTGATATATCTGAAGGGATTTTCAGATATTACTTAGATGAAAATGGTGGGGATCAGATAGAAGCACGAAAAAATATGGAAAAGTTTTTGGCAAGTGGTGTTTTAGCATCTACGTCTTGGCGTGGCGCTGAAAGATACGCTATGGCCGGCACTGTTTCTTATGGCGGTGTGTTCGCAGAAGAGTTAGATCGTTTTATTTTAAATCTTCCACCTGCACTTGGTGGTGCTAGACAAGATGAACTTTGGGGTATGTTCGAGGGTTTATCAGACACTTCAAGAAATCATTTCGGAGGGTACGGTACAGAATATTATGATGAAGAAGCTAGAGAATGGATTCAAGGCGATGCGATAATACGAGGCCAAGAGTATTACGGTGATCGTGATACGGCTCTTGGCGAAGCGAATCGTTTTTGGGCAGGAGCAAGAACAAGCGTTCCTTTAACTATGGAGATCATTGGGTCTATAGCTTTTGATCCAACTAACGCTGGGTTAGTAGGTATAGCTAAAATTAGGAATGCTCGTTCTGCTATTATGATGCGTTCCAAAACGACACTTGAAGGTTACGCAGGTGCGGTTAGATCAGAACGTGAAGCGGCTTCTGCGATACGTGCGTTAGATGAATTAGAAGGTGCTTTAGACGTAGGCGTACCTCTTGGTGAGGCTGTTGCTGATGCCGGAATGACTTCTCGTTTAACTAGAGGTATTTTTAATGGTACTGATGGTTCAAGAAAATCTGTTAAAGGTGTGCTTAAAGAATGGGCTAAACAACATGGTGATACTTTTTTCAGAAACACATCTGTATGGAGAAAAGAAGAGCTTCGTTCTATAGGCAGGAAAGTAGATCAGATCACTGGAGCTTTCCGTAAACATGAAATATGGTTAAAAGAACAATATAAGTTGCAGGCGCTTGGTCAACCTGCTTTCCAATCAGCATCTCCACTTATTACAGATCTTGTGAGAGCAGACCCTCGGTTTGAAAGCGTTATAGAAATTATGGCGAAATTCCATGAAGGGCGAAAGTCAGTTCAAGGCACACAAGATCTGACAACAGTACAAGTTATAGACGAGATGGGTGATATTGTTAGCAGTAAGAGAATTTATGTCGATCCTAGTGATGTAAAAGTACCTGTTAGCAAACCGGGACTTGACGAGTGGGATGGCTGGTGGGATTTCTTAACTGAGATAGATGGTTTCGCTGTAATGTCTCTGGGGTTGAATCAACGTCATCAAAACTTGATGTACTTCCCTCGTATTTCATGGGGTGCGATAGGAAAGAATCGTGCTTTTCTTTCACGTAGAAAGTTCATGGCGAAAGGCGACAGTTTAGAAGGTTTACGTGGAGGGCTTTGGGCTGAGTCGCTTATACGTAATGAGGGTATAAGTCAACGATTGTTAGGTGACGTTATTTATGCTGAACTTCAAACAGGAAAGTTTGGTGATCAATTAAAAACACTTACCCATGATGAGATTTGGTCAGCGACAGTACGACCACAATATTTTGAAGAACACGCTACGACGCTTGCAGAGAAATGGCAATTAAGCCGTAGTGAAGTAGATGTTTTACAAGAGCTTATTGTAACTCAACGAAATGCGGCAACATCGAAACTTTATGAAATGTATGAATCAGTTGTTTTAAAAGGTGACGATCTTGACGATTATATAAAAGCCAATTTTGGTGACGCTGAGTTAGCTCAAATTATGAAAGACAATTGGGTGCATATAGATGAGTATTGGAGAAGCCATATTGTAAAACATGGTAAACCTGTTTTCAATGAGGAAACTGGCAAACTAATGTACGCTCCGAACTGGTGGAAAGGTTGGGGTCGTGAAGGAAAAGCTTATGTTGAAAGAAGAAGACGTAGTTTACTACCTGACGCTAACGGTGTAGAGAGTGAACATTTATTAAGATTCCCTACCGAGGTTACTAAAACAACTACTAAAACTTGGGATGAACTTTTTCATTCTGGTATAGATGTAGGTAAAGTACGACACAATTTGAACGCTTCAAAGATCAACACTCCTGACGAGTTGATGCAGTTATTGGAATCTCAAGGAACTAGATGGGTTGCTGAAGAATTAAAAATGTCTGTTAAAGATTTGAAATCTTTTATAAAGAACGATCTTCATCTTTATTACGCAGAAAATAAAATGTATAACGCCGCTGGTAAACTTCGAGATTTTGGACTTGCAGTTGCTTATCAGACAGCGTACAAACCTTTGCAATGGTCAGGGTTCTTCTTTAAGAACGCACCTTCAAAAAACACTATAGATGTAGGTGTAGATTTTCTGAATAATCACGACCAAGTAACTGAACTTAAAGCGTTAGTTGATATGGGAACATTAGGTGGAGTCCCAACAACTGTGATCGACCAATATTTGACTCGTTTTATTTTTGGTACAGAAGGCGAACGCATGAATATCATCAACGAATTTTTGTATGATGTCATGGGCAGGTCAGGTGGTTTCGCATATGGCAGAAAGAAAGCGTTAGATATATTCAATGAACACGCACTTCAGACACGACATGCTTATTCGAACATAGGGCAAGATTTATGGTTAGGTAAAGCTGGGTTATCAGTTGGAGCGGTGATACCTGCTGAAGCGCATATGGCGCAATTATCGCAACTGAAAACAATTCCTTCATGGCGTGAAGTTGGAAGAATGACGCAACACATGGGACTGTTACGTCATCTTGGGTACAAATTTGGTATCGCGCAATTAGATTTATTTTTCCAAAAATTTTGGCGGCCTAAAGTTCTACTTAAAATGGGTGTCGCGCCGAGAAACTTTTTTGACGAAGCGTTACAAATGGGGTTACGTCACGGATTCGGCGCTCAAACTGATACTCGTTTAGCGATTACTGCTTCTGGGAGAATCTCTGTAAGAGATGCATACGGCAGTATGACTGCGGGTAAAAGGGGTGATGTTGCTTGGACTACAGAACAAATAGCTCAAGGCGACAGACAAGCTTTGTTAAGGAAATTAGCTGGTGTGGAACCAGTATCTCAAGCTAATCTTGGGTTGTTTAAATTCCCTGCTATTGTTGCAAGAAAATTAAATGATGTATTGCAAATAGGTAATAAAGCTATTCATAGAAAAGCAGTAAGAGCGGCTCATGCTCGTGTCGGTACCAAATGGGACACGATGAGTGATGATGAAAGACAGCAAGTTATTGTTGAAGAAATGATAAAACTTTACAATGACGGCAATAAACCTTCAGAAGCATTACTACATACACAATTCCTCGCAGAATGGAAACTTCGGGAACTTAATCCTGAATATCATATAACAGGCCAGTTGTCACCGTTTGATGAACTCGCCCCTGACAAAGTTGCTGTAGCTAAGAAAGCGTTAGAACTACGAGGCGTATCTGGAGAGAGACAAAGAGAAGGCGTATACCATGCGTTAAACAATCCTGTAATTATGGAAACTATTACAGAAGATTTGATGCGCCCTATGTCACCGTATATGGATGATGCTTCTGGTGCTGATCTTGTCGTAAGAAGCGGAGGTGAATTGGATAGCCGTAATGTTAGATACCGGCTACCGATGGATCCTACAAGAACAGAAACAAGATTTTATACTGCGACTAGCGGAAGTGTAACTAACATGGACGGCGCTTTACAGCAGATGAACTGGTTGAAAGATGAACCTGCCGCTGTTGAAATGGGTGTCGAACTTGTTCATCATATAGATGAGCCGTTAAACAATTTCTTTAGAGGTATAGTACCTCCGGGTTGGCAAGCTCCTTGGAGGAAGACTGGTAAACCTCCGTTGCCTGAAGGCATTGGGGTGCCTCCGCACATTTCAGATATTGATGTTAAAAGTGTAGATACTGGGGTTGGTTCTTCGATTCATCGGGCTACTGATCCTCTTAAAAATGCTGAAGGTAAATTAGAGATTCATTTAGATTTCGGTGTTATTGCTGGACAATACAAAAATATTATTGAGAGTACGTTTAAAACAAAAGGAGCTAATAGTCTTGCTTTAGAATCTCTTGGTTACAATCCTCGTACATTTGTTGAAGGTTTATCTGAGCTTAATTTAACTGCGGGTCATTCAAGCGTTCCTGAAACTTTTCTAAATCTCATAAACGCAGAACGCGCAAAAATGGGTATGGCTCCAAAGAAAGCAGGGGATGTATTAGAAGAAGCTGAAGCTTTTTATTTGTATTCTTTTGAACGCGAGTTAGCTGGTGTTCGTTTACAACATTATGAAGATGCTGTTTCAACTCCTGATTTAGTAAAAGCTAATCAGATTGCTTTGCAACAGTTAGGTATTCCTGAATCAGCGGCTCTTTCAGACAAGGTGCCTCTTGCTCATCCTGTTACTAGGATTATTTCTGGCGGTCAATCTGGTGCTGATATAGCTGGTCTTCGTGCAGGTCGGGCGCTTCAGATTGAAACTGGTGGTCTTGCTCCTATAGACGAGAAAGGTAAACTTCAAGCTTCGAGAAAAGAAACAACCTACGGTAAGGCACCTCAAGATGCTGAAATGAGAGAACTTGGGTTAGAAGCAATAGAAGGCGAAGTACCTGACACTAAAGCAGGTTGGGGTGCATACTACATGAAACGAACTAAAGCTAATGTAGATGCGTCTGATGGGACTGTTGTTTTCACTCAAAAGGATCTGCCTAAAAAAGTTGATGGTGGCAAAGTTACTGGTACTCAAAACACGATTGATTACGCAAATAGTAAAGCTGATTACCCTGACGCTTTAGTATTCGAAACAGACAAATTTACTGCTAAACACAAAAAACAACTTTTGCAATGGTTGAAACGAAACAATATTAAAACTCTTAATGTCGCTGGTCCAAGGCAACATGTTGTTGAAGCTAAATGGATTCCTAAGAGTCCTGTTATGCTTAAGGGTAAGTTTGGTGAAGGTAAAGTTCTTAAAGCCGCTGACCATGTGAAATCTGAAACTTTGTTTGACGCGGTAGTTAATGGTGAGCGTACTGCTTTGATAGCTCCTAAATCTACTGAGGTAGCATCTGAAACAGTAAGAGGCATGGAAGAAGGTGTTAGTCCAAAACTTCTTGACGACAAGCCTATTAAATTACAGCCGGGTCTTTTAGAACGGTTTGGTGAAGGTCAGTTAATGACTATACAAAGTGGTAAGAATAAAGTTTTAGTTCGTGTAACAAGTAAGAAATCTGCTGATAGTTACGACAGTAGAGAGTTAGCTGGAAAACTTGGGTATGACTATGATACCAGAACGCAGGATTGGGGTGAGCTTACAGAAAGCCATACTGTAATCGAGTTCGAGTTAGTAGCAGAAGATGTTGCTAAAACTGGTGCAAGTTTTGAATCAGAGGTTGAGAGGTTTTTAACTGATGCTTTAGCTGGTGGGGCTAGAAGCTATGTGCCTCCTGCTCCTGATTTGACTCCTGCGAAGCAATCGGATTTAAGAAAGAATCTTGAAACAATAGAATCTTTGGGTGGGCAGTTAGATTATTATCCGCAGTCAATACAAGATATTACGTTTCAAAATGTAGATGATGTTATTGAATGGGGGAAACCCTATGGTAGTAATAAACCTGATGTTACTGTTTTAGGTGACGTTGGAACAGATTATTATTACACCTACCATCATTATCATGTTGTTGATGAAGGTAAACCAGTTGGTACTATTCTCCGCTCAAAAGGAGCAGGTACAAAAGAAGGAGGCACTAAACACATATATGTTCAGGGTGGTTGGAATCCTGTTATTCAAGATATTAAAAATCAGGTAGAAGGTATAACTGGTTACGAGTTTGATACAGTTATTGTTCAAAAATATTCAAGTGGTAATGTTGATTTAGGTTTCCATTACGATAAAGAAACAGGAACCTTTTCAGAACCGGAAGCGATTATTGCTTCTGTGAATCTTGGTGCTTCAAGAGATTTTGTTTTCAGACCACGAACTTATGTAGATAAAACTGGTAAACGAGCAAAGTATCCGTGGACACAATCTAGAGAAAAAGAACATGTACCGTTTGCATTAAGCGACAAAGATGTTTTCTTAATGCGCGAAGGCACACAAGACGCTTGGGAACACAGCTTAATAAAAGGCAAAGGGCATGAAGGTCCGCGTATCAATTTGACTTTCAGGCGACGCAACCCTGCTGTTCAGAAGAAAAAGCGTGGCGAGTCTGCAACATCATTCAGAGGTGGAGAACTTTCTGCAAGAACTATTTCTGAAGTTAAAAAAATGACACCAGAGTTATTAAAAGCTAACAGAGATAAAGTTTATTTATTCGGAGATAACACAAAACGCACAGGTAAAAGTGGGCAATCAATTATTCGTGATGAACCAAATGCTCATGGTATTCCTACTAAAAAAAGCGCAAAAGTATTCTGGACTGATGATACTTATGATGCTAATACAAAAGCGATTGATAAAGCATTTGATAGCATTCCTGAAGGTGAAATTGTAATACCTAAAGATGGTTTAGGAACAGGGCGAGCAAAACTTAAAGAGAATGCTCCAAAAACATTTAAATATTTAGAATCAAAATTAAAAGAATTAAAAGAATCTGGGAAACAAAGTGTAGTTTCACCACCAGCAGGATTTACTCCAGCTCCTCCAAAACCACCAGCATTTGCCCCTGCCCCACCGCCACCACCACAAGATCCTGCGTCACAATTTGCAGGAGCGGCATACGACAAAGTAACACAAATGGGGGTACGCCCTCTTTTACGAGAATTTTATGTGAACTCCCCTAGTTTCGAACAAGGCACAATGCCTGCTGAAATTAATAATCTTATTAAACAAATTAAAAGAACAGTAGGGGCAACACCTGAAGAAGAAAAATTCATTAGAGCGCTTATATCTCATAAAGATGTAAACGATGGCTATCGTAACAACAACGCATTAGCTTGGATTGTTAATTATAAAGTCAACCCTGAAGCTTTAGTTGGTGGTAGTGATTTAAAACCTATTCTTAATCGCCAACTTGATAAAGGCAGAACAGAACTTACTACTATAGCTGGTCAAGGCAGACTACGATCTTTAAGAGCGCACGGTGGTTATGAGAAAACAATGCTACCTGTCAACGAGAATCAGGTAGAAATATTTTTCCCTCAGATTAATGGTGATGCCGCACTACACCTTGGGTATTTGTTCGGAGCCGCGGATGGACCATTGACTAATGAATTAGCAAAAGCTCTTAAAGGTTTTCTTGTTAAAGAATTAGGGAACGAGAAATTAGCTAGTGATACTTTTCACATGTTGAACCCTAGGGAAAATCCTGATGGTTCAATGATTGCAAGCGAGTGGTTGGAAAGAAATATTCCTAGAGGTGGTGGTTTTCTCGGTCAGCTAGTAAATAGTAATCCTCCAAATGGTTCAGTCGGATCGTTTATGCCTTTAGGTAGGCACACAGGTGTTCAGCAACAAACGGTGGTTGCTTTAGCAGGGTCACATAATAGTAAACATGCTGAAGCCGTTGGTAGAGCAATAGAAAAATGGAATGAATGGATTTATTCAAGCGGTGGGCAAATAGGTTCAACAACACTTGATGATGCTTTGAATCCTATGGGGCCATTTAAATCTTTGCCTTCTGTTAGAAGACTTTATTCTTTACCAGAATATAAAGCAGACATAGGTTTCAACAGACAGTTTAATACTACGCAAAATCAGAATATTCCACGGATGGGAGAAGGTCAGGATATTGCTAGACCACCTTCTATTTATATCGCAGGTGAAGGTTGGGCTGATAAGAAAGGTGTTCCTTTAGGTTGGGTTGAAGAACGATCCGATGGTGTGCCTACAGGCAAGTGGGTTCCTGAAGATATTACTCCTTCTCGTCCTTTTGAATCTACAGGGATTCCGGGATTGGAAACAGAACTTGAAGCACGAAGTGTACGTTTTCCAGAAGTACCGTCATCTCCTGCGGAACTTGCTTCTACTCTCGACAGGAGAGAATACATTGAGGAAGAGATTGTAAATCTTGCGGAAGCTTTGTTCTCTTTGCCGAGCGGATCTAAAATGACTTATCCGTTTTCTGCAACAGCTTCTTATCAAAGATGGAAAGGCGATTTGCCTTATTATGATGATTTTGGTTTCACTCTTAATAGATTAATTAAAATCATTAACGATCATGGCGCATCTACTACTTCTACTATCGCAGAGTTAGAAAGAGAAATATGGCAAGTACTTGGTGATCTTCCACCGACATTAGGAAAAGATGTTTTGCCATATATAGGAACTGTAGGTGGGGTAAAGCATGAAGGTGTTCGCAGAATATTTGTTAATCATGAGCCAACTGCTCTTGTTCCTAATAAACGAATAGAAGGAAACCCTATAGGAGATATAGCACAATTTGATCCTGATATTTTAAAACCTTGGAATATGAGGTTTGAAGAAGTTCAATGGATGCAGGACGATCCTTCTCTTGTAGTAGGTGACACTGTAGAGCAATTAGCGCAAAGAGATATAGGTTACGAAGAGGAAACTTTCTGGAATTACGCACGACCTGACGAGCAGTTTGGACCTGCCGCTGGTTTATCTAGAGCAAAAGCGGGTGATATAATACCAAATCGTCCGATGTTCCAAGCTGGTGTTAAAGACGTTGAAGAATATTTGATAAACAGAATCAGCGGAATGCCTGAAAAAAAACTTGCCGAGTTCTTAAAGTGGAGACAGCAACAAATAGACGAAGCGATAGACGCAGGGCATATTGATTCCATGTGGCCATTCTTCCGTGACCCACCTCAAGGTTCTTTTGATTATGATGGAGCGGCTAAAACAATTTTAAGAAACCCAGATCCACAAGATTACCCTGTGGCTTTTAAAGAAACTGCTAAAGAACTTGAAGCTAAAGGCATTCCGTTTGATGAAACAGCAAAACAAAATATGCCTACTAGAACAGCGGCGTTAGTTAAAAGTAAATTAAGAGATTTCCCTCAGTCGGAAAATCCGGGAGCATTATGGACTTATGACAGTGAAAGAGGTGCTTCTTTAAGACCAAGGGATATAGGTGGTTTCCATCATGGAATAGAGATGGTTGGTGTTAATCCTCGAACTTTAGCACCGAATGATGTTGAGACTGTTATGGATTCAAATAAGCTTTTCCATGTTTGGGAACATACAAAAACAAAAGATATACACATTCTTCCTGATACTGCTTACAATCCTAAGACTAAGGAATTGAATATACCTGCTGGTTTCAATCCAAAGGATTACAAATCAATAGGTTCTTTCGAAGCTGGATCTAACGACATGGCTCAGTTCACTGAAGTTCAAACACACAGAATACAAAACGAAATGAATCATCTTTTAACTAACGCTGACAGACCAGTTCACGGCGCTCAAGTTAATCACCCTATGTTACTTGAATTAACTGACTTCCCTAAAGATCCAGCTATGTCAGAATCACGAATCCATTTTCATGGCAATAGCAGAATGTTACCTGATAGAATGTTACACACAATGCCAGCGGCGGCTCCTGTAGAAGGGCCGGGCGGGGCGGTTATGTCAGGTATAAAGCATTTAGAGAAAGCTTTTTTCGGTGGGTATATGCATCCTGTTATTAAAGCAGGTGTTCGTGAACCGATGTTCTTATGGTATTTCGCTGAGTCTTGGGATAGTAAAGCGTTAGGTGTAACTGAGTTTTATCAGCATAGTGCTAATGCGTTTACAAGGTTAGAGAAAACATTGATGAGGGAAGTGCCTAAATTTTTGATGCCTAGCAGATTATCGCCTCATCATAAAACTATGCACAATGGGGTGGAACAATTTGAGATCCCTGAGTTGAGGAAATTTATTGAACAATTACGCAACAGAAGAAAAGGTGAAGACATTGAAGCCATTTTTGCTGATGTAGTAGATGACTGGATGTCAGGGGTTAAAGACAAAGATATGTTATTGGAGCAAGTGTTTGCTCTTCCTAAAGGCCAAGTGCGTATTAGAAATGATTACATGTTACCCGATGGCACGAATCTTAAAGGTACACATAATTTAGCTAAAGCGTACAAAGAAGGTGCGATAGAAGACGTTTTGATGAATCGTTTACATTACGATGCGGAAACTGAATTCCCTTCAAAAGGATTGTTTCATAGAGCATTTCCGGGCAACGAAGAGTTCTTCTTCCATCTAAAAGAAACATCAACAAAAGCCGAATACGATTTAACCTTACGCAGTATTATGGAATGGATCGCTCAACAAGCTACTTCATACCAAGCAAGAGTTGATTTCACAATGCTTGATGCGGCTAAACGAATGAGTCACTACGTTGACCAACACACAAAGCGTTCATTCTTTCAAGAGATGGTTGGTTCAGCAATACCATTCCATTTCGCTCATTTCCAATTCTTATCAAGATGGGTTAAAACAGTTGAACACAACCCAGCGGCTATACCAAGATTGAATTGGTTGCTGTTCGCCGCTCAACAAACAGGATACAGATACGAAGATGAACGAACAGGGCAGATGCGAATTAAAATACCTTTCGTTGAAACAGGTGTAGGTATCTTCTTAGAAGTAATGAATGACATACCAATAGTGCAAAAGTTCTTTGGTAGCAGATTGTTAAGCGTCTTCGAGGATGGAGCAGGGTTCCCTGAAAGATTCATTTTGCCGGGATATGACCCAGATAATTTACTCGAACTACAAATCGGTCCTATACTAGGCATCCCTCTAACAACGGCTTCTCATATAGTCGGTTCACGGATGTTGGATGAAGGTTTGCTTGGTCTTGGTGAGAATCTGGTTATGAATAGGACTTATGACGAGCCGTTACTTAATTCGGTTTTCGGTCAGCTTATGCCTACTACGTTCATTCGACCTTTCGCGGCGATTATGAATGCGATTGGTGGTTCTGATATAGCAGGTATGTATTCTAAAGCTGAAGCTGATGCGATTATGATTTTAGGTTTGAAAGGAATGTTACCTGACCAAACTGATATGGCTGGCAGGCCGGGTGAAGCTGTTTTCAATCAGAAATGGTATGACGCTATTAGGCATATAGCTAAAGTTAAAATGGTTATAGACATGTTGACATGGGAGGTTGTTGGTACAACTCCAAGGGCGACAATATTGTCAGATGATCCTGCGTGGGAATGGAATGAGTTCATGCAAAAAGGCATAGATATGGGTATGCCTCACGAAGAAGCTTTTGAGTACATGTTGGACAAAGTTAAAGAAGAGTTTGATACTAATTTTCCTTTGGAATATCCGGGTCTTAGCATGGATGATCCATTTTATGATGATGCATGGAATAAAGAGTTAATGAAAGTTGGTGTTGCTGGTGTTGGTATGACAGAGAAAATGTCTTTAGCGGAGCAACCATCAACTAAAGAAGCTTGGGAGTTTATACAAGAACATGGTGATTGGGTAATGGCGGCTCCTATGGTGCATTGGTATTTTGTTCCAAGGGGTATGACTGAAGAGGAAACGATCCATGAACCGTTCGCAAGAGATTGGCAGATAGCTCAAGGGCAACGTGTATATCGTGACAACGACAGGTTAGCAACAGTTATTCAAGGCGTTGCTCCTTCTGTTGAATATTATGCAATGAAAGAAGCTCATTTAAGACAGTTGAATGTATTTAAAGAAGCTAGAGATAATAACCGCAAGAATGATATAAAGCCGGGTGTTTCATGGGCGGATATGATTATGAGACAGGAAGAACAATGGGATGTATGGGATCAAAACTTTAAAGAAACGTATCCTATATGGGCTGAAGATAAATTTGGTTTAGATTCTCAAATGAAACGAGATGAAACTATCTCTGAGATGCGCCGTTTGTTTACACCAGATAACCTTGATGCGATTCCTGACACTCCAATTAAAGATGATGTTATTGCTGGTATGCGAATAATTGTTCAGTTGGATAACGATTTGACGCAGTTAGCTGGGGTGCGGGGCAATAATGACAATGATGTTTCATGGACATCTATCCGTAATAACCTTATGCTGGATGCGTACAACCAGTTTAGTGCTTTAGCTTCGGGTAAACCGTGGGTTAATACGCTATTCAGGAACCTATTTATGCCTTTCATTGGTGAAGATTGGGTAATAAAGTTGGAAGAAGGCACTTTGAAATTAGGAGATAACTAATGGCATGGGACGATGAGTTTCCAAATCCAGATGATATAGGAAAATCAGATGATTCTTCTGTGCCTCCTCCTACTACACCATTAGAAACAGAAATAATAGATAGAAATTTTACGGGTATGGGTGGCGGTGGTGCTGGAGAAGGTTCTACGTTATCTACAATAATTTTAAAACCAGATAAATTACATGACATTTATCTAGCTAACAGCGATCCTCAAACTGCTTTTTCCAGAATGATTAATGTTCTGTTAGATAACTATATTTATTATGTCACATTCAGCGGTAACGCTCCGTTGCCTTCTGATTCAATATATCGGGCTGTTGATCCTTTAGGCTTGAGCGGACAGTTCGCTGAGATAATAGGAAGGGAAGGCAGAGCAGGGTCAACACCTATGACTGTTGAGGTTGTTGAAATAAATTCACAGGATGGACAAGATTTATTAAAAAATTATCATGCGGCTAATGGTGATGGTGGTGGAAAAAAAGGTCGAACATATCAACAATTAAACCAAGGTGAAAGAAGTAAAGTAGATGCACAGGTAGCTTCTGAATACGCTGGGCATGAGTTCATGTTCTTAGCGCCACAAGAAGAAGGTGCCGAGTTTAGAGATCCAATGAACCTTGCTTCATACGACGACCCTGAAACTGATATTAACGAAGGTGTACAGATCCCTATGATAGGTATCATTCCTTCATACGACGGAACGAACATGGGTTACATCTCAACAATAGAAGAAGCGATGATGGGTGTTCCTTTAGATCAAAAAAGTTTAGATTACTATATGCGTAATCTGGAAGCAGAAACCCCTGACACGTTTCGTGCTGTTCAAGGACAGCTTTCTGCTTTAGGATATTACAGCGATGAATCTGGTGGACCCGATTGGGGTTACTCTAGGAACTCAGACAGGCAAGCTTTCCGTTCGTTCATGGCTGACATTATTACTGAACGTGTAGCAGTAGAGGACTATAACAGACGTAACCCTAACAAACCGATGCCTATGACAGAAGTAGGAGATTTTTTAGATAAAAGATTTTCTTCTAATATTGAAAACAATAGTGCTAAGTGGGGTGTGAGTGTAGAGCGAGATGCGGATGGCAACGCTGTTTCTATGACACCTATGGCAGGCTTACAAAGCGATGTGCAATCAGAGATTGTGAACACATTGAATACTTTATGGACTGGTACTGGCAGGACAGTCGGTACTAAAGAATTAGACATAATAGAAAAAGCATTTAACGAACTGTATATATCAGGTGACGTTGACCCAACTGCATATAAAACAGAAGGGTTCGGCGACATGATGGCGTTAGCTGATTCTTTCGGCGCGGAATATTATGGCGGTAAAGAAGGATGGGAAAATAACATACGAATAGGTGTGACAGGCAACGAAGCAGAATTTTTGCGTATGGCAAGAGCGGCTGGTGTGCCAATAGATCCTGATGGAGCGCCTACTGCACAGCAACGTAAAGATGTTTTCAGATGGAACTTTA